AGTGGTTCTTGAATCACTGGAAGTACTGCAAGAAAGAGGATCCTACTCCTTTTGTCATCGGCGAGGAGCCTTCGCAGAAGGAGAGTCGCAAGCGGAAGCGAGACGAAGTATTCGGTGAAGCTATGGACATGGCTAGACACGAAAGTGTTCAAGCTGCCATGGATTTCATTGAGGCGAATTGTCCTCATGAACTGTGTACGAAGTTCGATCAGATTTTTCGTACACTGGTGTCTGTGCGGAATTCGTTCTGCAAAGTGCGCATTCCGGCACGCAGTGTTTCGGAGTTTCCGTTAGCTCCGGAACTTATTGATGATTGGCGTTGCCTTTACATCAATGGACCAACCGGAACCGGAAAGACAGCTTGGGCTAGAGCCCTACTGCCAGAAGCTACTGTGGTCCGTCATCGTGATCAGCTTCGTGACTGCGACTTTAGCAAAGGCGTTATCTTCGATGATTTCGACGTGGGCCACTGGCCCCCAACTGCCGTAATCCACTTGTTGGATTGGGATGAACCATCGGGTATCGATGTCAAGCATGCCCATGTGGTGATTCCCGCCAAAACGCGTAAGATCTTTACGCACAACTGCGAGTTCAATCGGTGGGTGTCGAAAGACGCGACCGATGAACAGGTGTCTGCTTGCAGGCGTCGTGTTCACGTTGTGAACATCCATGTGAAGCTCTATTAAAAAAAATATGGGCTCCCCTATTTCTGATTTAGAGCTACACAGTACTCACTCCTCCTCATGCTATAAGTTCACAGCTTATAGAAAGAATCCCTTGACTCGCTGTAACACGGTCTTAGGGATGACGGTTTAGTACTTGTACTTGAACCGCAGGGACGGGCTAGGGCGGTGTGAACATCTCTTTCTTCTTTTTGTCCTACTTTTTCTTCTTTCTATAAATCCCTTGAAATCGTGACACGGTCCTTCTACTCGGGCCCCGAATATCTATATCTTACAAAAAGACGTCAAGTGATGGGTAACAACAAGACGCCCATTGGGCTCTTCTTACCCTATTCGCACTGGGGAAATGGGGTTCCTATTAAGATTCAGGAACCCCTCCCCTCTGCCCCCCCGTCCCAAAAAGGATGCCCCGTAGCGAGCTGCCGATAGGTAGCGGAGGGTGCATTGTGCTCGGTAAATAGGCTTTCAAAGAAATGCCTAAGCGCTCGCGTTCGAGCGGGGCGGCGAAGTCGCCCTCAAAGAAGCGTCGTACGTCGGCTCGCCGTCAGTACAAGCGTGCTTCTGCTTTCGCCCCGGAGACGAAGTATTTCGATACTTCGTTCAATGCGAATGTGGCCATTGCCGCAGACTGGACAGGTACGGAAGTACCCTGTACCAATTACATCCAATCGGATGGAACGACGGTCGGTGCGTACACCGATTCTGCTCTTGTGCCTAGCGCTGTGGGCGCTGGGTACGGACAGGTCGTAGGTAGCAAGTACCTTCTCAAAGCACTTCGCGTACGCGGAGTGGTCGGCAACTCGTTTGCCGCAGATCAGGCAGACATGCCTGCCCCACCCGTGGTGACCGTGTGCCTGGTACAGGACACGCAGCCCAACGGAACGCAAGCCCAGGGTGAAGACGTCTTCACCGATATGGGCTCCGCACTGCAGTGCGCATTCAGCTACCAGGCCATGGGAGCTGGAGCCGGAGGCCGCTTCAAGATCTTGAAGCGCAAGACCTACATCTGCACCCCGACTGTGGCGGGGACAGATGGTGTGAACACGAACTCTGTCGCGATTGGATCGCGTCAGTTTGAGTTCACGTTCCAGCCCAAGAGGCCGATCGTGTGCAACATCAAGGCCTCCTCGTCGACACCGACCGTGGCTACGGTGTCGGACAACAACTTCTTCTTGTTGGCCAAGGCAAGCGGCTTCGCCGCTGGCAACCCAACCATTGTTGGGTGTGCTCGTGCGTACTACTGCGACTAGAATAGTGCAGTTCGCCGAAGTATCTACCCCCCGGATGTTTAGGGTATCCCCCTGGGGGTACTTCAACTTCCGAAAGTGCAACTTTAAATGCGCCGACTGTAGGCCAAAGAAATGAAATGTTTTTGCCGGGTTTTTTGTCGGTGCAGTGATGCCTAAGAGCGTCAAGAAATGGAAGTCCCCTTCGCTTGCGACTGGGACGACATTCTATCCTCGGAAGTACAACTTGATGTACTGTCCCAATCCGCTCCTCCAAACCCCTCGCCTGAGTTCGAAGAGCTTGGCCGAGTGGGGGAATATGATAGTATTCCCGCAAGACTACCTCGTGGTGGTAGGGCGCGTCCCAACCGCCTTAGAGCTACAGGATTTTTCCTAACCTACTCGCAGAGTAGTCTCGCCCGTGATGCCCTTGCTCGCTTTGTAGCTGCTCAGCAGCGTCTCAAGAGAGCGGTCATAGGGCAAGAGCACCATCAAGATGGCAATCTTCACTGGCACTGCCTACTGGAGTACGAAGCGACGAAGGAGATCCGTACGAGGTACTTTGACTTGGGTGGGGAACACCCGAATATCAAAGTGTGGAATAGAGCTGAAGGCTCTACGTACGATCAGTGGTTCTTGAATCACTGGAAGTACTGCAAGAAAGAGGATCCTACTCCTTTTGTCATCGGCGAGGAGCCTTCGCAGAAGGAGAGTCGCAAGCGGAAGCGAGACGAAGTATTCGGTGAAGC